TTGGAAATAACATGTCTTATCTCAAATATCTAAATCGTCATCAGCGAGAAATCTACTGTCACCACGTTCAAGTGGAATTAAGGCAGAGATACGAGGTTGATACTTGGTGCTACCAAACATTTGGCGGCAAACGCAAGCGTTGGCAGTCAGTTATTGCAGGGACCAGTGACTGGGATCTGCATCGAAAGTGCTATTTTCTGTTTCGATCCGAAGCAGACGCTGTGTTTTGCCGATTGAGATGGAAATGAAAAACTCCATGAAAGGCCCAATTGAACTTACACCAGACCGAATGGCTTTTGTGGTGGATTCCGAAATTGGCAAACGCATGCACACAATGTTGCAGGATTTTCCTGGAGTTGGTGTGATTGTGGAGCGTGATTGCAGCATGCTGGTGATAGGATCGCGTGAGAGCATGGCGCAGTTTATGACATTCTTTGAATTGTGTGTGGAGCGTTAACCTGATATATTTCAAAATCATTGATGAAAACGGTAGAATTTATTATCGAGCCCACAGTGAACATGCCAAAATTGTACAAAAAGATGCGAAAATGAGCCTTCTAGAACCTCAGTACTTGGTTGAAATACCGTTTAACGAATGGTATTATATCAGATCGCGAGAAAAGTATATACTTTGGTTTCAGCAGCAGGGATGGCAACACACAGTGGATTGGGGCAGAAAACATTTTTCGATCTCAGAAGTTATACTTTGGTTCCGTACTGAACAACATGCGATGTGGTTTATATTAATCTGGAGTGAACATGCAAAAATCTACAAACCCGGAATTTAATTTCTGTATAGCCACCCATTGGCCCAACAGTGACCGACTCAGAGTATACACTATTCACAGCAGCGAAATTCACTACGGTGATCAGCAGCAGGCGCAAAGAACATTGGAATACGTTCAATCCAAAGCACCCGATGAACAATGGAGAATCGTGCCAATCACTGTATATCCTGACAAGGTTGACATTTAAACAGAAAGGCGTTAGCATAAGAATATGAAGGCAAAGATCACAGTTGGACTGCCCGGCAGCGGCAAGAGCACCTGGGCCAGAGAGTATGTTGAACACAATCCCAACACGGTGATTGTGAACAACGATTCCATACGTGCTGAATACATGGAGCGTGAAAAGATTGACAAGTGGACGCCCACTGTGGAAAATTACGTTCGCTGCCAGCGTGAGCTGATGATTCAAACTGCTCATTTTAAAGGGCATGACGTTATTGTAGACAACACACACATGAACCCCAAAACTCGCAAGCAGATTGTGGATTTTTGTGAAAGCATCGGCTACGAAACTGAGCTGGTGGATTTTCAGCACGTTTCGGTAGAGGAATGTGTGCAGCGTGATGCTCAGCGTGAGGGCAAGGCTCAGGTGGGTGAAAAGGTCATACGCGATATGTATCGCAAGTTCAGCCCGCGCCCTGCAGAAGGTGCTCTGCCTCGTTGGGATCAGAATCCCAATTTAACCAAAGCAATCATTGTGGACATCGACGGCACCGTAGCTGAAATGGTTGACCGTGGACCTTATGACGAGCACTTGGTTTACAATGATGCAGTGCGTGAGCATGTACTCCGAACGGTGCGAGCACTGCAAATCAGCGAGGGTTGCAAGGTGATTTTTATGAGCGGCCGCAGCGCCAAATGTCAGAGTGAAACTGAACGTTATTTGGATGAAAAGTGCAAACTGTCAGACTACCTGCTGTTCATGCGAGCTGCAACCGATCGCCGGCGTGACAGTGAAGTCAAGCGCGATTTGTACATGCAACACGTCAAAGATCAGTACAGTGTGCTGGCGGTGTTTGATGACCGGGCGGCCGTCGTTAGGGAATGCTGGACTCCTCTGGGTCTACCAGTTTTCCGTTGCGGTGTGATTGATCGGGACGAATTTTAGCGCAAATTGTAGCGTGGTTGACAAATGATTTCAACCACGCTACACTAAAAACATGAGCAAATACCGCGTTACGATCAATCTGGAAATCAATCCTCCACACAATGATATGATTGCGCTCACGCAGGAAACTGCAAATGCAATTCTTAAAGAAGCAAGTATCAGCCATTTACATCGGGTGACGGAGTGGTTGATGTCTGATCTGCATGTCCGCAATCCTGATGCTACTAAACAATCCATTGCGTATCACAAAAACTGGGCTGACGTTTTGGACCGAGCTGAGTTCAAACTGGAGAAGATTTAAGGTATTATGAGCAAGTATCGAATCACAATTGATGTAGAAATTGACTCTCCTTGTTCGGATATGGCAGAGCTTGCACAAAATACCTATGAAGCGGTTCTTCAGCAAGCGCACACTAGTCATTTAATGTGGGCGTTAGACTGGATGACTTCGAAAAAACGAGAGCTCAACCCCCAAGCTGCTGAACATGCTATACTTTATCATAACACTTGGGCTGATATTTTGGACCGAGCTGAGTTCAAACTGGAGAAAATCTAATGATCAACTACGATACTCTCACAACTAATCAGCGAGCCAACTTGATTATCGCCAGCCATACACTGTTGCGCACTCTGGCTGAAATTGCTGGCGCAGACGCAGCCAATGACGCTTGGGGTGTGTTGGCTGATACCATTCATCCCAACTTGAAGAACGATTTGCTCATGCGCATGCTAACGGGCGATTTCCAAAAGGTTGTGATCACTGGTGTTGGTACCAACTTCATCAACTGTATTAAGGTTGTGCGTACCTACACCAACATGGGTTTGAAGGAAATTAAGGATCTGCTGGATGATGCTCGTTACAAGGGGCGGTGCGAATTCAACGTGTTTGACCCTCTCAAGCGCCAGCAGCTGATTACAGAATTGACTGAGCAGGGTTGCACAGTGATAGGCTAATCTGGTTGACCCGCTGTCCAGGATCTGCTATCATAATAAGGTAGCAGTTAAACCAAAGGAAAACACATGGTACACCAACAGCAGATTGACACGATGACGCAGAGATTGGAACAAGAGCGCAAGACTCCCGTGACAATTGACCCCACACGCTACATGATGTTGTGCAAAAGATCCGGGCTGGTTTCTGAAATTCAGACTCTGACTGAGTTTAACAAGTCCGTTGGGACCCAGAGTCAACAGGAAGCTGAGCTAAAGAATCAGATCAAACACCAAATCCTCAAACTGAATCGCCAAGTGATCAGCATTAACCGCAAGCTCAAAATTTACTAAATTCTAACCTGCTGATTTTGCTGAACTTACCAGTTCTGAGATCAGCAGGTTTTCTCTCGAAAGTGTGTGATCAGGTTGACCTTTTGGTCATCGTTTGCTATCATAAAAGAGTAATGGAACAAAAAACCAGACGCCGTAAACGCTGCGACCGCTCCTACGTTATCTATCAGTTGCAAGTCAACGACCAGATCTACATCGGAATCACTGCTCGTACCCAGAGCACGGCACTGAAGAGTGTTTGCGATCGCTGGAAGAAACACCAGAGCCGCTGCCGGAGCGAGCAAAAATCCTGGCCGCTCTACAACGCCATGCGCAAATATGGCGTGGAAGCGTTTGAATACAGCGTGGTAGAAACTCTGCGTGGTCGTGCTGCGGCCTACGCCCGTGAACGTGAGATTATCCGTGACCTTAATCCCCAACTGAACCTGGCTTAATATGAAAATCACCGTTAGAAAATGCCCCTGGACCCAAAAACTGTTTGAGTGCGACCAAAAATATATGGTCCACCTTAGAGAACTTCGCACTCTTCTGAGTTTTCGGCGTGATATTCAACGTGTAATAAATCAATCTGATCAAATATTTGAATGGGCTGCACAAAATGTTCAAACCACTGAGGAATTTGAAAAATGGTTTAAGGACAATTGGGATGTTTTTGCGCTCAGGAATCATGCAATCTATAATAGACGTTGGAATCCAAATCGTAAACTAAAAAAAACCGTACTTCCCACACTGATCAGCGTCAGTTGCCGCCAAACTACTCCAGACTGGGAGGAACCCAGAAATTCACATTCCTGCCCCCGCAATGGTGTTAAAAATTGGGAACGTAAATCTGATCTACCCACCACCTACCCAGGTTGGGGGTTTAGGCTGGATTTTAGTTACAAAGGCAGTTTCTCCAGCTTCGTTACTGAGATGTTTGATGGCACCATAGTGAATTGCGATAGGGGCGGCGGCGGTGGTCCGCAGAGCTACTCAACTGGCATCACACTGTGGGCTGATGATTGGCCTGCCATGCGGGACTTTAAGGAAAAGCAAAAAATGTGGCGAGTGCTATCAACTTAATTTTTGTGATTTGGTTGACACGGCTGAGACAGTTTGCTATCATAACAGAGTAGCAGACACACACCACATTGGAGACAAAAACATGGAAAACAACGAACTTTGCTCCTTCCTCACTGATGTTCAGTGCGAAGAAGTTTCTGGGTTTGAAGATCATCAAGACATGTCTGATTTTTATCGATCCCTGGATCAAATCAGCCAAGAGTTCCAGGATTTGGATTCAGTAATACCCGCTGGGTTGGACCGTTGCAGCCGACTTTGGTTTACTCCCGAGTTTGATGCTGCCGAAGAAGAAACTTTGGCCTAATAGTTGACACAACAAGGCCGATTTGCTAGACTAAAAGAGTAGTAGAAAACACAACACACAAGGAGATACAGAATTTATGAGTGCTAAGATGATTGATGCCCGTACGGTGACGCTGACTGAGGCTCGTAGCCGGATCATGCGTTGTTTGAAAGTCCAGCGTCCGGTGTTCCTGTGGGGCCCTCCCGGAGTTGGCAAGAGCGAACTGATTGAACAGATTGCCGAAAGCATGGGCGGCGTGATGATGGACTTCCGCTTGGGCATCCGGCAGCCCACTGACATCGTGGGTATCCCGTTTTATAACAAGGAGACCGGGTTGATGGACTGGGCTCCGCCGGTTGATCTTCCCACGCAGGAGTTTGCAGCCAAGTATCCGGTTGTGGTGCTGTTCCTGGACGAAATGAACTCTGCTGCCCCGGCTGTGCAGGCTGCGGCTTACCAGCTGGTTCTGAACCGCCGAGTGGGCAAGTATGTGCTGCCCGACAACGTGGTTGTGGTGGCTGCTGGCAACCGCGAAAGCGACAAGGGCGTTACGTTCCGCATGCCCACTCCGCTGGCCAATCGCTTCGTCCACCTCGAAGTTCGCGTTGACTTCCAGACCTGGTTCGACTGGGCTGTGGATCACAACGTCCACAAGGACATTGTGGGCTACCTGAACTTCCGCAAGAACGACCTGTTCGACTTCGATCCCAAGAGCTCCAGCCGGAGTTTTGCTACTCCGCGAAGCTGGAAGTTCCTCAGCGACCTGTTGGTTGACGAATCGATCACTAACGAAGAGCTCAGCGACTTGGCTGCTGGTACGGTGGGCGAAGGTATTGCGGTTCAGTTCATGGCTCACCGCAAGTTTGCAGAAAACTTGCCCGACCCCAGTGACATCCTCAGCGGCAAGGTTACTGACCTCAAGACTGCTGAGATGAGCGCCAAGTACAGCCTGGTGATCAGCATGTGCTACGAGCTGCAGGAAGCTCAGAAAAACAACGTGGGCAAGGGTGTGTTCCACGACATGGCTGACAACTTCCTGAAGTTCATGATGAAGAACTTCGAGACTGAGCTCACTGTGATGGGTGCTCGGGTGGCGCTGGTGAACTACAAGCTGCCCATTGAGCCCAGCCGGCTCAAGAGCTTTGAAGAGTTCCACAAGCGGTTTGGCAAGTACATCATCGCAGTAGGTAATAACCGATAGTACTCCAGGGAGTTGTGTCCCTGCTACACGATGCGGGCTTGGGAAACCAAGCCCGCATTCGTCTGTTGTGATTAGTAACAATTTTCCATTGTTTTTGGTTGATCCGTTCTATCAAATTTGCTATACTAAAAGAGTAATGAACTGCAACCCCACAATCAACAGCCAAGATTTTTCCACTATCCACAATGCTCTGTGTGAACTGAGGTCCCTGCAGGGCACAATGACTCCAGACCAAAACCACACCGTCGCAATAGCCAATATCATTGCTAAGTTTGAAAAAGGTTTGGCTGGTGCCTACCAACAGGACGATCAAGCATTTGAACTCAAATCCGACCACTACGAAACCATTCAAAATTCCAACGATTTTTACTCCCGCTGGAGCCTATACGATGTCGACGATCTCACCCACCCACATGGGTATTCTCAATCAGTACTGGTGTACCAGAATCATTGGGGAGGAAAGGTTGTATTGATTCCTATCACAGGACTCACTTGGGTGGATTTGTGGCGTGCTGCTGACCTTGCTATCAAGAAAAGCGGTGATGATCACCATATCTTTATTGAGGGGTTCTGTGCCAATGATCAGGACCAGTTGGAACTTTGTACTGGCAGATAAGTTGACACGTTCTATCAAATTTGCTATACTAAAAGAGTAAAGGACAACATGAGCACCGCTACTACCAAAAAAACTCGCAAAGACAAGCAGTTTGAAACCTACTGCACCGACAAACCCATTGACAAGTCGCTGGCTGAGCAGGTGAAGGAAAAGCTGATTACGGCTAGAATTGCACTGTTGTTGAAGCAACCATTTTTTGGCAACATCAGTGCTCGTTTGAAGCTGACCCCAGCTGATGAGTGGTGCCCCACTGCTGCCACTGACGGGCGTCACTTCTACTACAATCATGCCTTTATCAAGGCCCTCCGCCCTGCTGAAGTTGAGTTTTTGTTTGGACACGAAGTGTTGCACGTGGTTTACGATCACATGGAACGCCGTGGCGATCGTGATCCTCAGCTTCACAACATTGCTGCTGACTACGTGGTGAACCAGGAACTGGTGACCGCCAAGGTTGGCGAGCTGATTACCACAGTGCCGGCACTTTATGACCGTCAGTACACTGGTTGGAGTTCTGAAGAAGTGTACGATCACTTGTTCAAGAATGCCAAGAAGATCAACATCCAGGATCTGCTGGATCAAGTGCTGGATGATCACATGGACGGCGATGATGAAGGCGAGGGCGAAGGCGACGGTGAAAACAACGGCGATAAAAAACGCCCGGGCCGTCCCAGCCTCAGCGAAGAAGAAAAGAAGGCTATTCGCGACGAGATCCGCGAAGCGGTGATCAACGCTGCCAAGCAGTGCCAGGCTGGGCAGTTGCCGGCAGGCGTTCAGCGCCTGATCAAGGAGCTCACTGAGCCCAAGATGAACTGGCGCGAGCTGTTGCGCCAGCGGATTGAAAGCACTGTGCTCAGCGACTACAGCTGGTTGGTGCCCAGCCGCAAGGGTTGGGAATTGGACGCTGTGATCCCAGGCATGGTGGTGGATCAGCAGATTGACGTTTGCGTGGCACTGGACATGAGTGGTTCCATTGGCGATAAAGAGGCTCGTGACTTCCTCAGCGAGATCCAGGGCATCATGCAGCAGTTTGATGGTTACCGTATTCAGGTTTGGTGCTTTGATACTGAAGTTTACAGTCACGACACCTTTACCAGTGACGATGGCCGCAGTGTTACTGAGTACCAGATCAAGGGCGGTGGTGGCACCAGCTTTAATGTAAACTGGGAATGGATGAAGGCGAACAATATCGAACCCAAGTTGTTCATTATGATGACTGACATGTATACCGGCGACGGGTTTGGTGATCCTAACTACTGCGATACGTTGTTTATTGTGCATGGTGGATGTGACGTAGTTGCACCGCATGGTGTCACAGTAAAGTACGAAGACTAAACAAACAGGGTGCGGGAGAAAGTCCCGCACCCTTCTTTTTTATGAACAACGACAACGAAATTATAAACCAAATTTGCAAACACCCCAGAGTGTGTACTCAATGGTTTTGGCACTTCAAACTTCTGACGATTCCAGTAGAAATTATTACCGCTTCCACTGAAGCGGTTGTTATTTCTAATCTGATTCAACAGGTCCTGAGCCACACCCAAGGCCGTATCTGTATACCTAGACCCAACGTATCCTCTGCTTTGATAGGCGGCAAGTACTTGGGCTTGGGGTTCGAAGATCCCGTGGATATCACTTTTATCACTCTGATCCTGCCCAATTTAGAAAAAAATCATAGAGTTCCATAAGCAAATAAATATTGGAAAGGAGTAAACATGGAGAACAATCAACCAACATTAGACCTCAACGACCTGAGAATTCTTCGAGAGATAGTTTCACAATGTTCACAGCGTGGTGCTTTCAGGGCCGAAGAATTCACAACCATAGGAAACGTGTATGATAAACTCACGGCCTTCCTGGAAATGTCAGGTTCAATAAAGTCTGATGAGCCGGTCGGTGAAGACACTACTACTATTGGCCAAGTGCCTTTAACTGACGATCAGGACGCTCCAGCAAATCTGGAAGGAGTTTCAAATCATGATTAAACACGTGGGCCGTCACGGGGATAAAAAAGTAGTAATTCTTTATCGCACTGTGCCCAATGAAGAGCATATGTGTTTGGTCAGCTATAGTGACCTACTGCCTAGAACCTATCACGACGCTGTGATGAAGATTTTGGAATCCGCAGTGGGTCAACAGGCTGCTGAATTTTCAGAAGCTCTGTTTCGAAATCTATTGCCTGACGGAAGAAACATGTTGCACACATTGCATAAAGAAGGTCTGATCAAGAAGGTACCAACCAATCAGGTAATCGTCACGCCCGATACCAAAAGTAATGTTCGGTTAGACGAGCTGAATGAAATTTTGAAAAAAATGGAAGCTGGATCAGAAGCTGTTCAAAAAATGGCCGAACTGGATGCGCAGAGTGGATTGCGTGATCCTGCTAAAAACAAAAAGACACAATCTGTGCCAGAAAAAACCGCCGATCTGCTCAGCGACAGCAACCTGGCTCAAAACTTAATTGCCCAGGCTGCCAGGATGAGAGTTGAAGCTCAGAGTCTCTTAACTGAAGCTCAACGTTTGGAAACCGAAGCTCAGCTGTTGGGTGAACCCAAACAAGCTACTGCGGCGCCCAGAAGGGGCAGACCCAAGAACAGTGCGAAATCGAAAACCACAGTTGCGTGAGAATTTTGAAGTGGGAACTGATTGGGAAGCTCTTCTGGAAGAAACTGAGAAGTCATCAATACCCATTTTCCTGATCAAAGAAGTTCATTTTATCACACCAGGGCAGCCTGATGTAGTAATGCCCTTTGACAACCTGGATCAAGAAACCTTGGCACTATTAAGTCGAAGCATTCAAGACTTTTCAAATGGTCCAAGAATACGCTTGATCATAGATCTCAATAAGTACCAGAGATGTATTGAACAGATAGTGAGTGGTATACTGGACGATCTATTACCATGACCATAACTAAACCGCGCATCAATGCAATATTTGCCACAGACCTGCAAGGGGGCATGGGCCATCAGGGTTCCATGCCCTGGCCCAGGCTTACTGACGACTTAAAAAATTTTCGTGATCTAACCATGGGTGCCTACATACTGATGGGTGGAAAAACCTGGGCTAGTCCAGATATGCACAATCCACTGCCTGGCAGGCAAAGTATCGTGTGGAGTAGAAATCCTGATATTGTCGCTGACAGAAATGTCATTCATATTGAAGGAGAACCAGAAATTTGTTTAGATCTTCTGCTTTGGATATGCTACGGCGGTGATATCTGGGTAATAGGCGGAGCAGAAACTCTGAGATCCTGGATGCCACATGCGTGCATTGTTTATCACACCGAAATAGAAGGCACATGGGAGTGTGATACTCACTATCCCAAATCAGAATGGTCTGATAATTTTGACGATACGTTGTCGGTAGAAAAGAAATTCCAGGATGCTCGCAGCGGAGTTCGGTACACAATTAAAAAATGGGTTAGACATTATGGAAAAACAGTATCTTGATACATTGAAAAACATATTGGAGAGTGGCGTCGATACCGATGATCGCACTGGGGTGGGCAGCCGTAGTATTTTTGGTGTTCAGATGCGACATGATCTCAATCAGGGATTCCCAGCACTAACTACCAAAAAGCTAGCATGGCGTGCTGTGGTGGGAGAACTGTTGTGGTTTATTGAAGGCTCCAGCGACATTGACCGACTGAGCGAACTCACACACGGCGTTACGGGCAAACAGACCATATGGCATGCTAATGCACTGGATCCTAACTGGGTCCGTAATGCTGATTTTGATGGCGATGCTGGACGCATCTATGGTGTACAATGGAGAGACTGGCGAGGTTCGTATAATAACAAAATTGATCAGCTACACTTGCTGATCAAAGATATCCAGTACAATCCGCACAGTCGTCGCCATATTCTCACTGCTTGGAATCCTGACGATCTGGGTCAAATGTGTCTGCCACCTTGTCATGTGCTCAGTCAGTTCTACGTGCGCAATGGCAAACTCAGTTGTCAAATGTATCAACGCAGCGCAGATTGGTTCTTGGGAATCCCGTTCAATATTGCCAGCTACAGCCTGCTCACTCACATGATTGCTCAAGTGTGTGGGTTAGGTGTTGGGGAATTTGTTCACGTAATCGGAGACGCACACGTTTACCATAATCACATGGACCAAGTAAAGGAGCAGCTAACAAGAACTCCGCTACCTTTACCCACTGTGTGGCTCAATCCTGATATCAAAGATATCAACCATTTTACACCAAACGATATCAAGCTGATTGATTATCAGTGTCATCCTGCAATCGCAGCGCCAATGGCTGTTTAATTTGTATGCAGAAGATTACCGTAGAAAAAATAACGGTTAACGAAAGGATGTTGTACGGAAACTCAGCTGCTGAACTGATCGAAAGGTTCAAACATACCAATAAATACAAATGGTTGCGCAATCACGAATATGAAATAAAACTGTTCACACATCGTTCGCCTGATAATGGAACATCCAGTGTGGTGTTTGTGGCTGAGCTAACAGACGAACATGCGACAGAATACATAATGAGGTTTGCATGATAGAGCATTGCCAAACATTGTGTTTGGAGAATCCACAAGGCGATACTCGTTGGTTGAGAATTGTATACACGGGCCATTGTTTAGTGGCGATTGAATCAACAGAGTATGCTGTGCTGGATTCAGGTTACACAATGAAATTTGCCAATAGATATGATTTAAATGCTTGGTTCAAATCGCAGTTGGATTCAGGTTGGCAAGTGAGCTTTAGGTCAAATCAACCAAGTGATTCTATTGACACCAACGTCATTGAACAAGTAAAATTAAATATATTCAACGCTTTATCTAAGACTAAGTAATAACAAGGAGAAAACATGAAGTTAATTTCATCACTATTTTTTACTCTAGTCTGTGCGTTTGCACAGACTAATCCATTCCCAACGTTGTCACCTGCGGGTGCTACTGTGAGCTACGACAAGGCAGTAGACACGTTGGTTTCTTTACCAGGTGTAACCATCACCGCTGGTGCCAACAGTTTTGCATACAGTGTGTATGTTCCTGTGGACTACTCTGCTGTGGTTTTGTACTCACCCATGGTGGGTTATTTGCCGCCCGGTACCACTGGTGCAGTGCAACTGGCTGTGAATGCCCAGAGCTTGAATGTGGGCACCTACAGCATTCCAGTGAACTTTGTACAGAATTCACCCAGCCTGGTTGTGGGGTTCAACATCACACTAAACGTCACTGATAGCCGCACCTATGTGTTGCCCAGTGCAAACGATCGACAGATTCCGCATATCGCAGCAGGCGACGTTTGGAAGACTCGAGTACGTTTGGTGAACACCACCAGTTCACCCAGCATCAGCGAAGTTCGTTTTTACAACCCACAGGGGCTGGCAGAAAACTTTGCAGTAAATGGGTTCTTAACCAACTATCTTCCTGGTGTCACAGTTCCAGCACGCGGTTACTTGGACCTAACACTGGATAACCCCAGCGGACTCAAAGTTGGTACTGCTATGATCAAACCTCTCTTGGGTGCAACTCCCAGCATCAACGTGGTGTACGCCAACAATTCACCAGTGTTTGAAAGTGCAGTGGAAGTGAAACATCCCAGCCGCAGTTCGTTGACGGTGTTGTTCAACAATGTGGGCCGTAACAGCACCGGCATTGCAATCAGCAATGCACTGAACTTTGAGCAAGAACTGACTTTTGAGTTCTTTGATGAGCAGGGTGTGAGTTTGACTCCCACTGGCGTCACTGTTGCCAAAGTCAAAGTTCCACAGAATGGACAGTATATTGCCAATGTGAACAGTGCTTGGCCGTTCACTGCTGGAAAGACTGGTTCGATTCGTATTACAGGAACCCAACCAGCACTGTTTGGTTTTGGGTTGCAGTTTGACTTGGACCGCGGTGTGTTCTACACTCAACCAGCGTTCTAAACTTGAAACCAAAATGGGGGCCATTGGCCCCCATTTTCATGACTTGACATACGACTTTAAAAAGTGCTATAATAAAGTATGAAGAAGCCAACACAACGCCAAAAAATACAGGAGTATGAATGTCTTCTACATTCTCTGTCATTGTCTCGTATGGTTGGCAATACTCAAAAAATTAACGAAATGCTGGATCGCATTGATGTTTGGAGTTATGCTCATCGTTGCGGTAATGGCACCTTAACTGATCGTCAGCAAAATGAGTTAATCAAAAAGGCTTTCTGGAGGATCAATGAACGCTGAGTTGCATATTCAAAAATTATTGCGTGGGTCTACTACGGGTCTAGAAGAAATCCGTGCTCTGGGCATCCGTTACACCCGTGACACCAGTCATCCCAACCTGGTGCAGTTTGCTTACCATATGACCGAATCTTATGCAAACAAGACTCACCCCATTGTTCGTGAGAGCCGTGGTTTGATTTTGGACCAAGACCAAAATTGGAATGTGGTTGCTTTCCCCTTTCTGCGGTTTTTCAATTGGGGTGAACCTGGCGCTGCTGAAATTGATTGGTCCACTGCCCGAGTGCAGGAGAAGTTGGACGGATCTTTGATAATTTTGTGCCACTATGCTGGCAACTGGATGGTGAG